GGAAAAAATTTATTAGGTCAAACAGATAAAATAGAAACAACTAATTTAGAAAAGCCTTTGCCTTGGTCGTATGACGATTAATGCCACTTACTACACCCCAACAAAAAGTTATAGATTGTAAAAGTAGATTTAGAGTTCTTATATCTGGTCGTAGATTTGGAAAGACATTTGTTGCTATAAATGAATTAGCAAGATTTGCTCGTTTTCCAAATCAAAGATGTTGGTATGTTGCTCCTAGTTATAGACAAGCAAAACAAATAGTTTGGAATGATTTAAAAGAAAAAATAATTAAACATAGATGGCATAGTAAAATAAATGATAGTGATTTATCTATAATTTTAAAAAACAAATCTGAAATAGCTTTACGAGGAGCAGATAATTTTGATGCCTTGCGAGGTGTTGGCTTAAACTTTCTTGTAATGGACGAAATTAGCGATATTAAATCAACTGCATGGACTGAAGTTTTAAGACCTACTTTAAGCAATACTCAAGGTCATTGTTTGTTTTGCACAAGTCCTAAAGGTTTTAATTGGGCTTATGATTTATATGTAAAAGGAACTAAAGATAATAATTGGGAAAGTTTTAAATTTACTACTTTAGATGGTGGTCAAGTAGATGCTGAGGAAATAGAACAAGCTAAAAATGATTTAGATGAAAGAACTTTTCAGCAAGAATATTTGGCTAGTTTTGTTAATTATGCTGGAATAATTTATTATAATTTTGACAGAACTAAAAATATTATAGATAATTATGAAATAACAGCAGATACAATTCACATAGGATTAGATTTTAACATAGACCCCATGTGTGCTACTGTTGGACAAATTAAAGATAATAATGTTTATATATTTAATGAAATACAAATATGGAGTTCAAACACAAACGAAATGGTGGAAGAAATACAAAGAAGATATAAACAAAAAGTAATTATATATCCAGACCCAAGTGCTAGACAAAGAAAAACATCAGCTGGTGGTTTTACAGATATTTCTATTTTAAAGAATGCTGGATTGGAAGTTAGATCAAGACCATCACACCCTTTAGTTAGAGATAGAATAAATGCAGTTAATACTAAACTTAAAAATGCTAATGGTATGTCAAGTCTTTTTATTGTAAATTCTTGCAGAAATTTAATTAAGAGTGTAGAAAGACAAGTATACAAAGAGGGAACTCATGTTCCAGATAAGGATTCTGGTTATGATCACTTTAATGATGCTTTAGGGTATTTAATAGAGTATGTTTATCCTTTGCGTAGAGATTTTAAACCAAGCAAACCAACTAGGTGGAGTTAATGGCTGAATACGATAGAGATTTTTTAACAGCAAAACATGATTTGTATGAAAATAACATACGAAATTGGGAATTTTATATTCGGTCTTTTCTTGGTGGTAATGATTATAAAAATGGATACAATTTACATAGATATATTTTAGAAACACCAGAAGAATATGATCAACGAATTAGACATACCCCAGTTGATAATCATTGTCGTAATGTAGTTCAAATTTATTCTAGTTTTTTATGGCGTGTTCCTCCTAGTCGTGATTATGGAAAATTAAATGGCGACCCACAATTAAAAGCATTTATTCAAGATGCTGATTTAGATGGAAGAAGTTTTAATAATGTTATGAGAGAAATGCAAACTCAAGCATCTATTTATGGTAATTGTTGGGCAGTTGTAGATAAGCCACAAGTCAATACAAAAACAAGAGCAGAAGAATTAGAACAAGACATAAGACCATATATATCAATCTACACTCCAGAGAATGTTGTTAATTGGAATTATTCAAGAGCAAGAAGTGGAAGATTTTATTTAGATTTATTAGTTTTATTAGAAGATGTTAATCAAGAAAGAGCAATTGTTAAAGTATTTACCGAAGAAGATATTTGCACTTATGAGGTTAAAGATTATTTAAAAGAATATACAAGTAGAGAAGTTAAACTAATTGATGAAGTCATTAATCCTTTAAGAAAAATCCCTGCAGTAAATTTATATAATCAACGATCACATAAAAGAGGAATTGGTATTAGTGATTTATCAGATGTGGCTGAATTACAACAGTCAATCTATAATGATTATTCTGAAAAAGAACAATTAATAAGATTAGCAAACCACCCATCATTAGTAAAAACACCAAATGTAAATGCTAGTGCTGGTGCTGGTAGTATTATTGAAATGCCAGAAGATATGGATGCTAATTTAAAACCTTATATCATTCAACCATCAGGACAAAATTTAGATGGGATTATGAAATGTATTCAAACTAAAATAGATGCCATTGATAGAATAACACATATGGGTTCTGTAAGAGCAACAACAGGTCAAGTTGCAAGTGGAATAGCATTACAAACTGAGTTCCAATTATTGAATGCTAGATTAAGTGAAAAAGCAGACCATTTAGAAAATGCAGAAGAATCAATATGGTCATTATTTGCTTTATGGCAAAATCAAACTTGGGATGGCACAATAGAATATCCAGATACATTTGATATTAGAGATTGGGCGAGTGATGTTCAATTATTACAAACTGCAAAAGCAAGTGGAGTAAAATCAGAAACATTCACAAAAGAAATTGATAAACAAATAGTATCTGCTGTGATAGATGATGACGATGCCATTAATACCATTAATAATGAAATTGATAATTCTACTACTGCGATTGGACAGTTTGATACACCTAGCATTGAAGGTCAAGAATTGGCTGAAGAATAGGAGAACTCCTAATGCCAAAAGAAAGAAACGAGTTCTTAAAAAGACTATCAGAAAATCACGAACTACAAATAAAAAAAACTCTAGAAAACTTAGAAGCAGAAATAGTAAGTAGTATTTCAAGAGCAACAGGTGGGGCAGAATTAATAGAAACTAGAATAGCAATAGAATTACGAAAAGATATTAAACGACATATTGAAGCTACTTATTTAGCAACTGCTGATACAATAGTTAGAGATTATGATAAAATCGTTAATGAATTTTTAAAAGAATTTGGAACTTTAAAAATACCAGATAAGTTTAAATCATTAACTAAAATAGATTTAGACACTATTACTGCTTTAAAATATCAATCATTTAGTGGTTTTGAAGACTTAGCTAATAGATATTTAACTGAAATATCTGCAAATGTTTATCAAAATGCTATTGCTGGTCGCTCTTTTAGAGATATGGTTAAGGATATAAGAGGTAAAATAACAGGCGAAGTAGATATAAGGGGAAGACCTATGTCAATGTATGCTGGTCAAATAGCACATGATTCAGTTATGCAATTTGATGGACAATTCACTATATATAAAGCCAAAAGTGCTGGTTTAAAAAGTTTTAAATACACAGGCACATTAGTTGAAACTACAAGAGATTTTTGTCGTAGGCATGTTGGTAATACTTATAACGAAAAACAAATAAGAGCAATTTGGACAGGAAATTGGAAAGGTAAATCTAGTGGCGATCCATTTACAGTTAGAGGTGGTTATCGTTGCAGACACACTTTCTTGCCAGTTGATAAAGATTGGGATATAAACGAATTAACATAAAGGAGTAACTATGGCTGACGAGCAAAAAACGGATACAGTTGAAACTGCAACAACTGAATCTAAACAGGAAGAAGTAAAACAAGAAGAAGTTAATACAGGTTTTACAGCAGAACAAGTTGAAGATAAAATTAAAGAACGATTAGCAAGAGAACGAAGAAAAATTTATAAAGAATTAGGAACAGAAGATTTAAATACTGCTAAATCTGCCTTGCAAGAAAAAGAAGCAAAAGAATTAGAAATTAAAAAACAGCGAGGCGAGTTTGATGAAATAATGAAAACTCAAGCTGATAAATCTAATACTGAAATTTCTAATTTAAAAAAACAATTAGAACAAATAAAAGTAAATGACAGTTTATTATCTAGTGCAAGTAAACACAAAGCTAATGTACCAGATCAAGTTGTTCAATTATTAAAATCACAAGTAAAATTAAATGACGAGGGCAAGGTAGAAATACTTGCAGAAAATCAACAACCTCGTTATAATACTAAAGGCGAATTATTATCAGTAGATGAATTCGTCCAAGAGTTTTTAACGCAGAATCCTCACTTCCAAAGCGCAACTCCTAGTGGGTCTGGAAGTCAAGGAAATGTGGATAGGTTAAACGCAAACAAACCTTTTAATATTGCGGATTTAGATATGACAAACCCTGAAGATAGAAAGCGATATGCTGAATATAAAAAGGAAAGGGATAGTAAGCCCACAGTCATAAATTTAACTTAAATATTAAAGGAGATTAGCAATGGCTGATGAAACAACAAGTTCCACGATCTCGGAACTATATACAGAGATCATAGCAGAGGCAATGTTCGTAGCAAGTGAGAGATCACTTATGCGAGGATTAGTTAAAAATTATTCTATTTCAGGTGGAGGTAAATCGGTAGAAGTACCTATTTATGCTACTGTAAGTGCTGCGGCAGTATCTGAGGCATCTGATTTATCTAATACTGCAATCAATCCAAGTTCTGTGACTATTACAGCATCAGAGGTTGGAATCATGACAACATTAACTGATCTTGCTAGAAATAGTGCATCAAGAAATGTTGCGGCAGATATTGGAAAATTATTTGGTGAAGCAATCGCTAAAAAAATTGATGTAGATTTAATCGCATTATTTGATGGATTTAGTAAAATCGTAGGTGGGGCAGATGTTGCTTTTTCTGCGGCAAAACTATTTGAAGCAACTGCAGAATTAAGAAATTTAGGAGTTCCAACACAGGATTTAGCTTGTGTAGTACACCCTTATATTGCTTATGATTTAAAAGGCGCAATTACTAATACATTTGCTAACCCTAATCCAAGTGATGTTGCTAATGAAGCAATGAGCACAGGATTTGTAGGTAGAGTAGCGGGTGTTCCTGTTTATGAATCTTCAAACATTTCTAACACAGGTACAACTGGTGATTATAAAGGTGCTTTATTCCACAGAGATGCTTTAGGACTAGCTATGATGCAAGATTTAAAACTTGAAACTCAAAGAGATGCTTCTCTAAGAGCAGACGAGATTGTTGCTACAGCAGTTTATGGAGTTGGTGAATTAAACGATACTTATGGTGTTGAGTTAATGATGGATTCATCATTACTGTAAACAATTAATTAACTAGAGGGGATTAATTCCCCTCTTTTACTTTATGGTAATAGATAACAATATAACAACGAGTGGAATTATGGACGATAAAATTATTGAATTAACTAATGGTAAAAAAATTATCAAAAGAAAAAAAGTTGATTGGGAAAAAAATAAAGATGTTTGGAAATTTAGAGGATATAGTTTAGTAGAAGATAAACCTACTAAAAAGAAAAAAGGTAAAAAATAATGGCTACTTCCCAATTCGCAGTAGCAAATAGTCATTTGCAAAAAATACAACCAGATATTCTAGGTTTTGGTATTACTGATTTTGGCGATCAATTACAATTAGCTGAAAATGATGTGCTAAGACAAATAAGAGCTGAATGGTGGGAAAGATATAGACACCAAGTAAGATATAAAGATATTACTAAAGTCACATCTGTTGAAATGACAGATACTAAACTTACTGATAGTCAATGGATTTATTCTGTTGTTTATTTGGCTTTATGGAAATATGTTTATCCTCAATTAACTAAATGGCGAGATGGAAATACAGGCGAGGGTAAAGATGCTTTTCAAGTTCAAATAGAATTTTATAGAGATAGATACAATGAAGAATTTTCACAGGTTTTAAAAGATGGTGTTGAATATGATGAAGATGGGGGAGGAACAGTTTCCGATAGTGAAAAAGAAACACTACATACAGGTCGCCTTGTTAGATAATGGTAGCAGATGTTAAGATTAAAGCTAACACAATAGAGGTTGTTAAGTTTTTAAAATCAATAGAAAAAAAAGTACCTAAAGCAATAAAAGAATCACTAAATAGAGTATCTGCTTATGGTGTTAAACAAATAACAGAAAAAACCCAAAAAGGTGTATTGCCTGATGGTGGTAGATTAAAACCTTATGCACAATCAACAAAAAAATCTAGACAAGAAAAAGGGCGACAAGTTTCTTTTGTAGATTTAACTGATACAGGACAAATGTTTCGTTCATTAACTTGGAAAGCTGATAGAAAAAAATCTACTTTATTTTTTAGACGACAATCAGAAAATAGAAAAGCCGCATACCATGATTTTTTTGGTGCTGGTAAAAAGAAAGTAGTAAGACCTTTTTTTAGTATTGGACGAAAAGATGAAATTCAGATACAGAAACGATTTGCACAACATTTATTTAGATTGTCAGGAATAAGATGAGTGAAAGAGAAGATATAGCAAGTGATATAATTACTAAACTTACTGCTGTAAGTTCGCCTATTACATTTAAAAAGATCACTAGAGAGCCATTTGAACCAGATGAATTAAGTAATGCACAATTTCCCGCAGTATATGTTCAAAGTGGTGATGAAACTAGAGAGCCAAGTACAATGGGTGCAGTTGGAACAGCTAAAAGGCAAGGAACAATAGATTTTGTTGTAGTTGGTTTTGTTAAAGGAACAACAAGCAATATTGATACATTAAGAAACCAATTAATTGAAGTAGTAGAAGAAACATTAGATGCTGATATAACTAGAAATGGCAATGCTTTAAATACTGAGATTGTTGAGGCAAATACTGATGAGGGAGTATTATTTCCTTATGGTGGGGTTAGAATTATAGTAAGAGTTTTTTATCAATTTGTTAGAGGTACAGCATAATTGATAAAATATATTTTGACTAATTTTGTAAAAAAGGTTAGTTAAAGAATAACAAGGAAGTAATTTATGGGAATAAACAGAGTTGTAATAGTAT